CGCCCAAAGCCGGAACAAATAAACCAGCCGCTGCGAAACCGCCCGCAGCAGCGCCCCATGAAGGGAAAGAATCATGATCCAGAACTCCGCCACCGGCGTCACCGCCTTCACCCTGCTGTCACCGGCCGATCACGCCAACACCGCCGCCGCCACCGGCACGGCGGTGGACATCACGGATTACGACGGCTACATCGTCGTCACCCAGCAGACCGGCGTGGTCACCGCCGGCACCATAGTCGGCAAGCTGCAGCACGGCGATGCCGCCGACGGCTCCGACGCCGCCGACATCACCGACGCCGCCTTCACCAGCGTAGGCACCGCGACCGACCTCGCCACCGCCAGCCTCACCGTGTTCGCGCCGAACCTGAAAAAGTACCTGCGCTACGTCGGCACCATCACCACCGGCCCGGCCATCGTCGGCGTGTCCGCCATCGGCGCCAAGAAAATCATCTAACCCCCAGCACAAAGAGGCCAGGCCATGACCATAACGACCGTTAATGAAGTCAAGAGAATGCATGGAACGAATGCGGACCGCTTGGCTTTCGCCGGGTATGCAAGCGTGGCCGTCATTTTTTACGAGACGGACACGAATTCGGAATATGAGTGGAATGGCGCCGAGTGGATACTGAAAAGCATCAACGGCGCGGTGTGTGTCACCCAATCTACCCTGACTGCTGGGGAACGTGTAACCGCTGATGTAATCGCAGTCGAGCAGCAGTTTGAATATGAAACTGTCGCTGCTTCGCAAACAACCCAAGCACTCGGCGCAGTTGGTGCGATAGGAGATTTCCTACACTCAATAATTATCACTGCTTCAACAGGAACAATTACGATTTTCGATGGGGCGACAGCTGTTGTTGTAATTCCTGCCGGGGCATTAGGTGTCTGGCCTATTAATCTGGTATCGGTAGTGGGTGCGTGGAATATCACCACGGCAGCGGCGACTTCCTGCACTGCCGTTGGCCGCTTTTCTTAAGGGTTAGGACATGGCTACCATATACTTATCATCTGATGGTGCAGACGTTAATAATGGTCTAACTCGCGGGGCATCAAAACTATCTTTTTCTGCGGCAAATACTGCGGCTGGGAATGGAGGAACCATAATCGTAGATGGGGTTATTGCACTAGCTACTACTGGGTATTTTTCTCTTGATAAATCCAACCTCTCAATTCAATCTTACACTCCCTACTCTGGAACTTTGAAATGCGGCCCATCCCACGCATCGAATGCTATTTATGTCCAGTCTACTGCTACCGGAACGATACTAGGTGACATTATTGTTGATGCAAATTCATCTGCCACATATGCCATCGGGTCAGAGTTCACGACAGCCATTAATGACATTACTTTCAGTGGAGTCAGGGTACAGAACTTCACGCAGTATGGTGTGAAGGGGTCAAAATTCCGCAACATGACCGGGACAATTCATGTAATTGCCACTGGTGCAGCTATTGGGGGGGTTAATGTGACTCCTGACGGCGCTTCCACAATCTCGCTTACGGGAAGTGTGGCGGTAAGCAATTTGTCTGGCACGTTCTACGGTTTTTATGTCATCCCAACGGCGAGTGGGTGTAGCGCAGACATTTACAATGTCGCCTTCACGGGAACAGGCGCCGGCGGATCGAGTAACTTTACTGGTGTCAATATAAAAGCCTGCTCTGTATCGCAAATTTCGAGAGGTCATACATTCGATATTAGCGGGTTTACAACTGTATGTGCTTCAGCCATGCCGGTATCGACAACAATTACGGTTGCAGTGGCAAAGACATACGGCATTACCGGATCATTGGCTTCGGCTGGAACAATTGCCGCTGGCATCGGAATTAGAATTGGAGACGACAACAGCTTTGTTACACCGAATATAACTCGAGCTGATATTTACCAGAACACTATCTCAGGAGCAAATCACGCAATTATGTTTGGGTCTGTAAATAACGGCATCATGTGGGGAAACAAAGTCTCCTACTGCTCTATAGGACTATTGTCAAAAGGCGGTACATCTGGCAATTTTATCTACGGCAATGTCGTTGAAAAATGCACTGATTTCTGCATGTATTCAAAAGCAGGGGTGAATGATAAATTTATCGGCAATACAGTGGTAATGTCGGCTGGAGGGTATGCCGATACGGGGATGTATACCACTGCTGACAGCGCTACAGCGGCATCTGGAATCATCTTCGAGAACAACATCATTTACACTGATTCGACGTTGGTCAAATTTGCGCAGGTATCCACAGGGGACAGTGCAACTTTTGCCAATAACAATTACTATTCAACAGCCGCGTTACCAGCCAATCCGTTCCATTATGCTGGAACAAATTACGCAAGTATAGCTGCTTGGATAGCGGCACGAGAATCGTCTGCCCTTAATGTAAATCCTTTGTTTAGTGATTTTGTTGGCGGGGATTATAAGTTGGCTACTGGCTCGCCAATGTGGAGAACTGGCAAAGCGAGATTTGGCCTAAAGGACTACAGAGGTCGGCGCAGACAGGTTCCGCCTAGTATTGGTGCATATGAGCCTAGTAGTGGAGATTCAATCCAGATTGCTAGAACTGCGAGAACCTAGATAAACCGCCAGACCGCCGAATGGCGGATTCCCATGGCCCGCCTTGCGCGGGTTTTTTCATCGCAAAAACGCAACCCATCCGGCCCAAGTAGTTGACGCGCAGCAGCCATGCTGTCTGCATGACCGCTTTCGCCAACATCCTGCCCACGCTTAACGCCGCCACGCTGGCGCTGCTGGGCAATTACACCGCCACTTTCAGCGGCGGCAGCGCCGTCGGCCTGCTGGGCGACGCCTATGCGGAATTCCCGGGCGGGATGGTGTCCGGCAGCGCGCCGGAATTCACCTGCGCCAGCGCGGACGTGGCCAGCCTGGTGGAAGGCAGCGCCATCACCATCAACGCCGTGAACTACACCGTCGCCGCGATCAAGCCGGACGGCAACGGCTTCACCCGCCTGCTCCTGGAAAAAGCCTGATGGCCAACCACGTCCGCCAGCAGATCCGCGAAGCCGCCGCCACGCTGCTCACCGGCCTGGCCACCAGCGGCGCGCGCGTCTACCAGTCGCGCCTGCACGCGCTGCGCGACAGCAACCTGCCCGGCCTGCTGGTGAACACCGACAGCGAAGAAATCCAGCAGCTGACCATGCACAGCACGCCGGACATCGAGCGCACGCTGGAACTCTCGGTGCGCTGCGTGGCCAAGGCCGCCGCCAACCTGGACGACACGCTCGACACCATGGCCAAGGAAGTCGAGACCGTGCTGGGCGCCGCCAGCGTCATGACTACCCTGATCAAGTCCATCGAACTGAGCGGCCTGCGCATCGACATGGAGGACGGGCTGGAAAGCCCGGTCGGCATGGCCACCCTGAGTTACCGCGTTACCTACGTTACCGCATCCAACGCGCCTACCGTGGCGCGCTAATCTAAAGGAGATACATCATGGCAACAGCCCGCAAGTGGTCCAACGTGGCGGTGGCAATGCAGTCCGCCCTGGGCGCGAACAAAACCATCACCGCCATCGCCGTCGGCGCAACGGCGACCGTCACCGCCACGCACGATTTCAGCGCGGGCGATTATGTCGTCTTCAACGTGCTCGGCATGCACCAGATCAACGGCGAGGTGTACCGCGTTCTGTCGGTTTCCACCACCGTCAGCTTCGTGATCGAAGGTACCGGCGGTGCCAGCCTGGACACGACCGGCTTCGACGCCTTCACCTCCGGAACCTGCAACAAGATCACTTTCGGCACCTCGATCACCACCGCGACTTCGATGTCGGCTTCCGGTGGCGATTTCGATTTCATCGATACGACCACCATCCACGCCAACGTCAAGAGCGAGATCCCCGGCGTAGCCAATCCCCTCAAGTACAGCTTCGACAACCTGTGGGACCCATCCGATGCCGGGCAGATCGCCATGAAAGCGGCCTCGGACGCGCAGGCGACCCGCGCGTTCAAGATCACCTTCGGCACCGGCGGCCCGATCATGGTGTGCAACGGCTATGTCGGATTCGCCGGCGCGCCGACTGGTTCTGGACAGGACAAGGTGGTGTCGCCGGCCGTCATCACCGCCTTCGGTTCGCCGACCTACTACGCGAGCTGACCGGAATGAGCCAGTCCCTGATCGAAAAAATGCGCAAGGCGCGCGAGACGCAAGTCAGCGTCGGCGGCCATGCCTACACCGTGCGCCGCCCGACCGACATGGACATGGCGGAGATCGCCGGGATGGGCGGGAAGCTGCCGGTCAAGGAGCTGCTGCGCCGCTTCGTGGTCGGCTGGGACCTGAAGGAA